TTATTTTGACTTGATTTAGTATGGAAGTGTCCAGATAATACCATTTCAAATCTAGAAAATGGGTCTGTATCCATACCATGTGGATTTGGTATTCCAGCCATCATGTCAAATCCTTTTAACTCTAAATGCGCGGCTAAAATAGGAGCCTTACAAGTAGATATAAAATCCATATACTGTTTATAGTTCTGATTATTAATCCATGGTACAACTGCAACTCCTAGACCATCATAGTCCAGAACAGTTGGCTTCATGCAGATGTTAACATTTGTAGTAAAATATCCGAGCAACTCTTTGAGGCTGCACAACTCGTTAGTATTTTTAAAGTAAACATCGTGATTGCCAGGAATGATATCCATAGTAATACCAGCATCCCTAAGAGGCTCAAGAAAATGTTTGCGATTCGCGTTAAGAGCTTTAAAATTGACGAATTTTCTGTGTTCATAATAATCACCTAAATGTAATATGTTTTTAATATTGTGTTCTTTTAAATATGGAAAGAATACCTCTGTATAAAATCTATCCGCATAATTTAAAAAAATATCACTTGAGTTTCTGACACCGCAATGTGTGTCGTTTAATATTGCTACTTTCATATATTATCCCATGAAAAGCTCTAACTTCTGCTTTTCCTTTTTCTTTTCTTTTTTGGCAAATTCTTTAATAGCCGTATCTTTAGTTCTGACTTGACTAATTCTTTGCCTTAGTGTATCAACATATGCCATAGTTTCTTGAGCAGTATCTCCATCCATACCCATTTGTACAAAATCTTCAATACCCATTTTCTCAATGAATCTAAATTTAATATCTTGTTGTTTCTTTTCTTTAGTTATTCTTCTAATAAATGCATAGTAACATATTTGTGTAAAATAACTAAATGCGTTGGGTTTTCCTGTCCGAGTAGCCGTTTCGATATTATAATTACCGATAGCCCTTAAACAGTTTTCTACTGCGTCCATGACCATTTCTTCTCGGTATGTATACCTAACAAAGTTTGGTCTGTGAGATAAACCTTCGGCTATCTTTATAAAACATCTTGCAATGTAATCTGTAACCTTTGGTTCGCTTTTATTTTTCTTTCTAGCCTTTCCTACTGCGACTGCATAGTCATAGACTGCTTCTGAAAATTCTCTATTATTTACATAATGAGGCTTTTCTTTTGGTTTTAGCTTCTTCGCCATTTTTGCTCTCCATAATATTATATTATATCATACTTTTAATCATAAGTAAACCAAAATATTTTTCATAAACCGGTTTACAATCGAGTGCTTTTGTGTTATAATATATAAGTACCCTCCGGGGGAAAGAGGTATACTAATGTATTGTTTCCTTTTTAGGAATATCCAGGAGGCCAGAAGGTAACGACTCTTCGTATTCTGAACTCATTTCTTCCAATAAAGCTTTTTCTTTCTCAAGCATCTCTGTTATAGCCTCTTTAATTCCACCAATTTTTAGTTGGGACCGAGGCTCTTGCATTACAAATTTAATATATTGTTCTACCACATATTTTTCTACTCTGGCAGATTGCATTACATTAACCTTATAAACTTTAAAATTCTTTGTATTAGAAAGTGGGAACCAATGTTGGAATTGCATACCACCTAACACATTAGGTATTAGCATAACTGGTCCTTCTATTATATAACTATCATCATTTTTTACTGCAAGGATTCCGATTATTTCTTCTCCGTTTGCAAGCTTAAAATGCCTTATGTTTAATTCGTCTTTTCTTTGTAAGTAATCCATATTATATATTTATATCGTAAAGTTTGTATTTAAATTTTTCCTTTGAATATATCTTTATTCTTTCGGCCGCGTGTTGTAGTGTATAATTCTTTCTGGATTTCCAATGTAAATCATCGGCCAAATCATACACCTTAGTATCTCTACCATCTTCTGATACTCTTAAACCTCTACCTATAGACTGTAATACTCTTATTTGAGATTTAGAAGGAGAAGCAAATATAAGATTATGCAGATTTCTAATATTAACACCGGTAGAGAATGTACCCATACTCGCAACAATGATAGCATTCTTTTCTTTTTCGGTAATTGTTCTAACCTGCTCTCTAGTATCAACATCAGTTTCTCCAGAGATATAAAAGAGTTTTCTATCAGTTCCTTCAAGCTTTTTTCGTAGCATATCGTGTAGTGGTTTACCATGTTTATCCACTAAATTAAAAAGTATTAATGAGTTACCATCTTGGTCTATGGCCAAATTAGATATAAATTTATTCCTTGGTTCATATCCTACAATAAAGTTAATTTCTTCATTATAATCTCTTTTTAATTTACAGTACTCATCTTTATATTTTAACACTAAAGAATTAATCTCTAATTTCGCGAGTTGATTGGAATCCATCAAAGCTTTTGTAGTAGTTACTCTATGTACCGGTCCAAATAATCCTTCTAATACTAATTGGTGTGTCTGTGTTCCGTCAAGCGTTCCTGTGGTACCTATTCTATATTTTGCTTCTGTACATTTTTCTAATATGGCAGTTAATGATTTTGCTTTAAACTGATGAGCTTCATCACCGATAACCATACCAAAGGATTGGAACCATTCGGCTTTATTTTTATATATTGATTGCCAGGTCGAAATTACAATTCTATGCAGAAGAGGACCTTTTGGCATACCTCCATGTATTTTATGAGCCCATTCGTCTATATGGAACCCATCATCTGTTTCACTATAATCGGCAAAGTCTGAATACATCTGTTCTACTAATGATATGGTAGGTACAATAATTAAAATCTTTTTACTTGGGTCATTATCAATATACCATCTTGCTGCTTTATATATTATAAGAGATTTACCTGAAGCAGTAGGTGATAATAAAAGTGATTTCTGATTAGTTATAGCATGTTCAACAGCTGCCATTTGGTAATCTCTTGGTGAAATAGGAACACTTTTAGAAGTTAATGGTACACTTACATCAGTAAAATCTGTTTTCTCATTTGGGGCACCATAGTATTTTGATTCATCAGCAAGAAGATGATACTCTCGCGACGCGGCAAAGTTTTTTAATTCTTTAAAAAGACCTGTGTATATGGTTTTGGCTCTCTGGTCAAATAATCTAATTTTACCGTCCCACATTCTATTACGATAAGCAGGCATAAATTTATAACCTGGTACATAAAAGCAGAAATGTTCAGATAATTCTCTTTCAACACTAGGTTCGCATTCTATATGCAAAAAAGACTCGTTCTTTTTCTTAACGATTAAGGTTTCCATATTAAGTTATTTAGTGTGATCTCTTTCCATCAAATACACAGACAAAATATAGAGATTCCTCTGTGTCATTATATACTCTATGATATGCGCCATCTGGAATTAATATTACACTACCAGGGCCTACATCATATTCTTTTTCATCTACTGTAATAAATCCGGTACCACTTATAAAAAAGTATACTTCTTCTTGTCCTTCATGTCTATGGCCAGTAGTCTGTTGATGGCCTTTCAGTTCTGTACTACTCAGTACTAAATTATTTAAAAATTTATTATCTTTGAGTAAATAGGTCTCATTATCTTTTATTATTTCTCCACCTATATCTTTTATATCAACTTGCATAATCTTTTCTCCGTGCTATCAACATCATGGCATAGATATTCGGTTATATACCATAATATAAAATTGTCTGCATATTCTTTGTCGTACCAATCTAAATCTCTAAGTAATGATTCCATGTGAGGTAATGTTTGGGCTTTAGCTGTGGCCCAATGATATTCAGGCCAACCATATGATATAATAGGAACTTGATGCATTAAACACTCTATACCTGCCGTGCTATTATCTACTATGGCTATATATGTTTTAGGTAATATATCGTGAATACTAATATATCCATCTACAACAGTAATACCATCTTTTCTCCATTTTTCTATTTGTACATCTTTCCCTTTCATTCTAGGGTGTAATTTAACTACTGTATTAAACCCATTAAATTTCTTTAGGAATTCAACTATCATACAAAGTCGTTTCCAATGGTCTCCAAAACCAAATCCGTTTACTGTTTCATCATCAGGCATTTGACCTATTACTAATATATGCTCATCGGGTATGGGTTGTTTATCTTTACGCCATTTAAGTAATATGGAATCATCCCATTTATTGGATTTCTTTTTTATTAAATCTGTTATTACACCCCACTCATTCCATTGGTTGAGATATATTTTTGGCTTTTTATAAGCTATTTCAGATGTATTAGCATATCCATGTAAATCTAATGCAAAGTGTTTAGCTGTGGGTGCAGTTGGTTTAACTATTATACGATGGTCGCCAAAAGAATGTATATGATTATAAAAATTTATATCAGCTGAGTATGGTTCAAAAACTTCACTATGGCCTAAATTATCCATAGCCTCACGGATAACAGCATAGTATTTACCCATGTTATCAAATTTATGGTCGTGAAATTTATATACCACTAGTGAACTTTCTCCATTCAATCATATTCTTTATATTCTGATGTCGCCATTTTATATTCTCTAGTATTTCTTTGAGAGTATCACACAGTTCTTCTAAATATTGTATTTTTGCTTGGTGTTCTTGTATATCGGAATCGGCATCATAAAATTTATCCATATCACCCTTTAATATAGTAAGTCCATTTAATGGGTCATAATCCCAATTATGTTTATCTATATCTTCTTGTGACATTTTACCATTATAGTGTAACCATTTATCTTTTAGTAATACTTTAAAATCTAGGTTAGCCTTTTTAAGCTTTAACCTATTAACACTTAATAGTTCCAAATATTTTCCATGGAGTTTGGCTGACTGCCGAGAGGTTTCATCTAGATTCATTTCATCTATTTCTGAATCCTTTTTCCACATTTCTAGTATAGTTTCGAGATTATTCATAATATGTATATTATATCACATTTTAAGGTAAATGTAAACCCTTAATTTATTTCAAAGTTGGTAAATCCAAATGTTATATCTGCCTGCACATAGTCTACAGTTTCTGCTTGTGTATCAAATTCTATAGCGGATAACGCAGTTGGAAATACGCCATTAAACTTGATTTCTTTTGATACATTATTATGTGATGATAGTATCAGAAGTGTGGCATCATACTTTAAATTTTCTTCTTTTTGATTACTATTAATTAATCTGTGCATCCAGTTAAATGTCTCTACATAATTTTCTAGGTTTTCTGTTACATTTACTCTCAATGCTAATTCATCAAATGTAAGCCTATCTCCTGTCATAGCAAGATTTACGCCACGAAATGGTGTATCTACTGAGGTCAAATTAAACCCAGGCATTGTACATGCAGTAGCAAAATATTCTAAGTTAGGAAACTCTTGGGTATCTATCTTGAATTGAAAGCCTACAGGGCTAAGAAAGTTTGGATTTGAAGTTAATGTTGCCATATTAGTATTTATATAGTTTATTTTTTTAATCTAAAAAAAAGGGAGTCCGAAGACTCCCTAATTTATTGAGTTATTAACTCTGGTTTACACCATAATGTCGTCAACTCTGAATATTCTGAAATATTGGTTTTCCCTGTTATTTCCTAAACCGTCACGAGCAACGAAAGGATTAGCAATCATGCCATACCTTGTTTTGAAGCCCATTCTTGGTTGGAAATCATTCTCACCAACGGCTTTAACCATTGTTAGTGGAACGTA